GAACATTAGGAAACAGTTTAAAAGTTTCTCTATGTCCTAACTCAACAGCTTTCGGACCACACTCTCAAAGTGGAACTTTAACAAATGATTCTTCTGCTGCTATCGGAGATACAACTATCACTATGGATGATGGATCTCTATTTCAAGTGGGCGACATTTTAGAATTTGGGGATGCAAGTAATGTACCTTCAACTGATGGCGCACCTTCTGGATTTTTCTACAAGGTAACAGCAATCAGCACACACGATTTAACAATCGCAAGATTTAACCCTGCAACTGGTCAAACAGAAACAGGTGGTCTAAGACACGCTGTTGTTGATAACGCTAAAGTTCTAAGACATTGGGAGTATTACTTTAACTTCTCAACTCCGCCAGGAACTTCAGATGATGTATCTGCTGCTGGTGGTTCGCTAGACGAAATGCACATCGCAGTAATAGATGAAGATGGTTCAATTACAGGAACTGCTGGAACAATCCTAGAAAAATTTGAAGGTGTTTCACAGGCTCATGACGCTAAAGACGCTTCTGGTAATTCAAACTATTATCCAGATGTAATTTACAGAGAAAGTAAATATATCTACTGGATAGATCACATCGCAACTTTATCAGATGGTCTTACTAAGGTAGGAACAACTTTTGATAATACAGTGGGTGACGCTTTCGTAGTATCTTCTACTTCACTTTCTGGTGGAACAGACGACTATGTTGCAACGAATGCTGAGATTGCTACTGCATACGAAAAATTTAATGACGCTGAAAATGTTGACATTAGTTTATTAATATGTGGCCCTTCTCAAACAGGCGCTGACGCAACTGGAGACACAAAAGCGACTGCTGTTATGGATATCGCAACAGCAAGAAAAGATTGTGTTGCTTTCATATCACCTGCAAGAGCAGATGTGGTTGGAGTTGCAAACGCAATTACACAGACACAAAACGTAGTAGCATTTGCTGATGGTTTACCATCGACTAGTTATGCTGTTATCGATAGTGGATACAAATACATGTATGACAGATACAATGATGTTTACAGATTTGTACCATTAAATGGTGACATCGCTGGTCTATGTGCTAGAACAGACAATGTTGCTGACTCACACTTCTCACCTGCTGGATATAACAGAGGTCAGATTAGAGGTGCAGTTAAACTTGCTTTCAATCCAAATCAATCACAAAGAGATGAATTGTACAAAGCGAGAATCAATCCAGTAGTAGCATTCCCAGGTCAGGGAACTGTACTATTCGGTGACAAGACTGCTTCATCTAAACCAAGTGCGTTTGATAGAATCAACGTAAGAAGATTGTTTATCACTCTAGAAAAGACAATTGCTATCGCTGCTAAATTCCAACTCTTTGAGTTCAACGATGAGTTCACAAGAGCACAATTTAGAAACTTGATAGAACCTTTCCTAAGAGACGTACAAGGTAGAAGAGGTGTCACGGACTTCTCAGTAATCTGTGATGATACAAATAACACATCTGAAGTTATCGACAGAAACGAATTTAGAGCTGACATATTTGTCAAACCTAATCGTTCTATCAACTTCATACAACTTAACTTTGTGGCTACTAGATCAGGCGTTGCCTTTTCTGAAGTCGCTGGTTCTTAATAGGGAGGAAAATTAAATGCCAAATATCAATGAATTTAAATCTCGTTTAAGAGGCGGCGGAGCTCGTGCTAATCAGTTCAAGGTGACTTTACCTTTTCCTGGTTACGCTGCTGTTGGTGGTGAAACATCTGATCTTGCTTTCTTATGTAAAGCAACTGCAATACCTGGACAAACAGTAGGTAATGTACCTATTGATTTTAGAGGCAGAAAACTTAATATCGCTGGGGATCGTACTTTCGAACCTTGGTCAATTACGGTATTAAATGACACTGACTTTAAACTGTACAGAGGTTTTGAAAGATGGATGAACGGTATTAATAACATGACTGACAACGAAGGTATCGCAAATCCTGCTGATTATCAAGTTGATGGTTTTGTTGACCATTTAGATAGAAATGGTAATACTTTAAAATCATACACATACAGAGGACTGTTCCCAATTGCTTTAGATAGTATACCATTAAACTATGGTACTAATGACGCTATCGAGGAGTTTGGGGTTACTTTCCAGTTCCAATACTTTGAAACAGATACGACTACATAAAAATAATAAGTTAATTCAAAAAGGATTATAATATGGTACAACTACTTGGGTTTGAAATAACGAGAAAAGATAATACTCTGGAGAAGCCAGCAGAAGCCAAACAGGCTTTTACTATACCTTCTCCAGATGACGGTGTTACCACTATATCTGCTGGCGGTTACTTCGGCCAATACTTGGATATGGAGGTTACGGCAAAGAATGACGCCGACCTCATAAGAAGATACAGAGAAGTCGCTCAACATCCTGAATGTGATATGGCGATTGAAGATATAATCAACGAGGTTATTGTTTCTAATGAGAGAGATGTGGCCGTTTCAATATCTTTAGACAAACTTGCTGTTTCAGACAAAATTAAAGACAAGATCAGAGATGAGTTCGATGAGGTAATGCGCCTTATGAATTTTGAAGAAAAAGGTCACGACATATTTAAAAGATGGTATGTTGATGGCAGGATCTTCTTTCATAAAGTTATCGATCCTACAAGTCCTAGAAAAGGTCTAACAGAATTAAGATATATTGATCCACGAAAGATTAAGAAAGTTCGTGAGATTAAAAAGAAAAGAGATGTCAAGAGTAAAGGCATTGAGGTTGTAGAACAAACAGCAGAGTGGTTTGTATATAACGAAAAAGGAATGCAGCCAGGTAATTCAAATGCTGGTATCAAGATAGCATCCGACTCAATAACTTTTGTGACATCTGGCGTAATTGACCAAACAAGAAATATGGTCATGGGTCATTTGCATAAAGCAATTAAACCTGTCAATCAATTAAGAATGATTGAAGACGCTGTTGTTATTTACAGAATAGTTAGAGCACCTGAAAGACGAGTGTTCTATGTTGATGTAGGAAACTTGCCGAAAGTAAAAGCGGAATCATATCTAAGAGATGTGATGGCGAGATACAGAAACAAACTTGTTTATGATGCTTCGACTGGTGAGATTAGAGATGACAGAAAACATATGTCAATGCTCGAAGACTTTTGGTTACCTCGTAGAGAGGGTGCAAAAGGTACAGAGGTTTCTACTTTACCAGGTGGACAAAATCTCGGTGAGATATCAGATGTTCAATACTTTCAAAAGAAGTTATACAAGGCATTGAATGTACCGATATCTAGAATGGAATCAGAGTCTGGTTTCAATCTTGGTAAAGCTGCTGAGATAACAAGAGACGAATTAAAGTTTACTAAATTTGTTCAAAGACTGAGAAAAAGATTTACACAGGTCTTTGCTGATATACTTAAAACACAATTAGTTTTAAAGGGTATCATAACTATTGAAGATTGGGCAAATATAGGAACACATATTCAATATGACTATCTAAAAGATGGATATTTTGCAGAGTTAAAAGAGGCAGAAATTTTAAGAGAAAGATTAGGTCTCGCTCAAGAAGTTAGTCAATATGTGGGTAAATATTACTCAGTTGAATATGTAAGAAAAAAAGTATTAAGACAAAGTGATGAAGATATAATTGAGATTGATAATCAGATCGCTAAAGAAATAAAACAAGGTATCATTGCTGCTCCCGAGGGTCAAGATATGGACACAGAGACACAAGATACTGATATAAATATAGGAGATGAATAATTATGGCAAATGAAAATGTAAAAGGTATGATTGATTCACTAGTAGATGGTGATAATGTGGCAGCACAAGACTCATTTAAAAATGCATTGTCTGATAAAATCGGACAAGCACTTGATGACAAAAGACAGTCAGTAGCAACTGATTGGTTAAATGCAGGCGATGAAATGCAGGCGACACAAGACGCTGCTGTTTTAACTGCTAATACTGCTGAACCAGTAGAAGCACCTGCACCTATTGAAGTCGATCAAGGCGGAGAACAAACAGATGATGTTCCAGCAGTTCAAGACTAAGATTGCTGAACAAAAAGCAGACACTCCAAAAGAGACTGCTGAGTTTAAGAAATTATCGCCAGCTGAAAAGATGGCAGTAAAAGATATCTATACTATGATAGGTAAAACTAAAGGTGATATAATTAGTAAGATTGATGGTATAATAAAACAGGTGGCGAGAAAAAGAAATGTTAAGGTGTCAAGTATAGAGGACTATATTGACAATGAAATATTAAGTTAAAGGAATAAAAAATGGCAATTGCAACAAGAACATTAAGAGACACGGTAGTAGAAGCTTCTGGTGGTGCCTCGGGTGGTAAGGTTACTATTCTAGTAAACATGGACGATAACACTACTGCTAACTCAAACATATTAGACGCAAGTGGTTTATCAGGTCATGCTAATGGTGCAAAACTAGATATCACTAGAATATGGTGGCAGTTAGTACAAGGTACTGCTGATGACAATACAGGTCATGTACAGATACAATTTAAAGGTGCTTCATCTGACACTATAGCAATTCAACTTGCTGGTACAGGTCATTATGATGGTACTGCTGGTAAAATTACGAATAACGCAACTAACACAGGAGCAACTTCAGGAGATTTAGAGTTGACTGCATTAGGAACTTCTGGTAGCGTTATTATAGAATTAAGAAAAGACGAAAACTTTACAGCGTAATTTATTATGGCTATAACTAATACCAAAGTAGTGGACTCTACTGAGAAGTACATCGTTCAATCGAAAGGTATTGGTGGTGAGACTGAACAGATAATAGCTGACGCTGAAAAATTAGCTAGTGGGAATAACGAGAGTAAGATAAGTTTGATAGAGTGTTATTTTCAGATAAAAGGCACAGGCAAACTAACTGTCAGTGCTACTAGTGAAAAAAACGATTTGACTTTTACTGGTCGTGGTAAGTATGGATTAAGACCCGATCAATTAAAGTTTGGTGACGATAAACAAATATTATTGACAACTGACTCAAACGTAGATAGTTATTTGTTGATAACTGAATTTAGGAGAAACAATTAATGGCTGATGTGGTTACAAGTCAAACGATAGTGGATACTGCTGGTACAAAAACAGTTATGAAGTTCACTAACATATCTGACGGTTCAGGTGAAACACTGGTGACGAAGATGGATGCTAGTGCCCTAAACTTTATGACAGAGGACGCAAATAGGGTTCTCGCAAAAATATATTGGTCAGTAAATACTACGAATGGTAAATCAGGAGTAGAATTATTATTTGCTGGCAGTGGCGACAGTGCTGCAAATGCAACGATAGGATTCTTTTCTGGTCGTGGTTTTCACGATTACCATACGGCAGGAAATAGTATACCTAACAATGCAACACTGACAGCGAACACATCGCCTGCAGGTGATATATTGCTTTCGACAAAAGGTTTTGTTGCAGGTGATAACTACACAATAATTTTAGAAGTAAGATAAAAAAAGGTGGAGAGATGAAACTAATAACAGAAACAATAGAGAATATCGAAGTCTTAACCGAAGAAAGAAACGGGAAGAAAGACTATAAGATAAAAGGTATCTTTATGCAAGCGGATATTAAGAACCGTAATGGTAGAATCTATCCAGTAGGTACACTTGCAAAAGAAGTTAAAAGATATAACGAACAATTTATAAACAAGAAACGAGCTTTCGGTGAACTAGGACATCCAGACGGACCAACAGTAAACCTAGAAAGAGTTTCACACATGATCACTAGTCTAAAACCAGAGGGCAAAAACTTCGTTGGTGAGGCTAAGATAATGGATACGCCATACGGCAAGATCGTCAAGAATTTAATTGACGAGGGCGCACAACTAGGTGTATCTTCAAGAGGTATGGGTTCTCTACAATCAGGATCGCAAGGTAATGTTGTAGGAAAAGACTTCTATCTCGCAACTGCAGCTGATATAGTTGCAGATCCATCAGCTCCAGACGCTTTCGTAGAAGGTATTATGGAAGGTAAAGAGTGGGTATGGGACAACGGAGTACTGAAAAGTATGGAAGTTGAAAGATATAAAGAAGAAATAGAGAAGACGAAACGTGCCGAATTGGCAGAGAAGAAAGCTTCTATATTTAAAGACTTCCTGACAAAGATATAGTCTATCGCAAATCGTAAGAGCCGCGTAGGTTTTGAGATGACAGGATGTATAAATAATATTAACAAATAATTAATTAATTAATTAAATTATCAAGGAGAGACCTAATGTCTGACTTAGAAAAACAAGTAGAAAAAGTAGAAGAGCAAAAGAGTGTGGTTACACAAAATGCTGCTCCTGCTGAACCTACTAAACTTAAAAATGACGCAGAGGATCTAGGTGCTCCAGTTGTAAAACCAACTGACAGTAACCCAGACGCTACGAAAAAAACTAAGAAAGTATCAGATCAGGTTAACAAAGACGCTAACGATGGTTCTTTACCAAACGACCAAAAACCTTCTATGAAAAAAGAAGAATCTGAGGACGTTTCTGAAATGGCAGGAAAAATGAAGATGAATGCTATGAAGAAAATGGAAGCAGATGACGCCGACTCGAAAGAAGACAAAAAAGAAATGATGATGAAAGACAAAATGAAAAAAGACGAGATGGCTAAAATGAAAAAAGAATCAGCGGAAGAAGTAGAAATTGACCTATCCGATGATGTTAAAGCATTAGTTTCATCTGACGCTGATCTATCTGAAGAATTTAAAGATAAAGCAGCTACTATATTTGAAACTGCTGTTAAGACAAGAATTAAGGAACAAACTAAGAT